ACGCGCCTTACCGCGGGGGGGGGGGCTTGGTTAGAGCACAAAAGAGTCTGGGAACATGGCCTAGTACCCCTCTGGTGGACCTAGAAGGTGCCACCAGAGACTATCCATGTTTGCGTTGGTTCCAACGCTTTCGGGACCTTTCGATCCCTACAGTCCCGGGGTGTGAGCTGCTACCTCACATTTTACAGGGACACCCTGCGGAGTACCTTCCGACTAGCTAACAGGTAATTGGTTGCCTAGTCCAACTTGTGCATTGCACGTCTTACCTTTGGTGCGCCCATAAATGGCCGCACCCACCAACGTCAAGAGCCATAAAGAAGTATAACGATTTTTATTTAGGTCGCACCCCACCACATGCCCTCTCTTTTGTTAATGCAGAACGGCAGAACTGCAATTTGGTGGTTCACTCCCTCCGCGTTAATCGGCAGCTTTTATACAGGCCCTAGCTGTCCCAGGTATTACTACGTGGAATTAACAACAAATTAAGAATATGTCATGGCTGGATCAGCCGTGAGCACTTGGATAGTCACATCAGTCGTGCCAGTTGGGTAGTTGCCATTGCCGTTTAAGGTCAAGGAAACCATCCCAGGGGAGCTCAAAGAGCAGGCATACTGGTAGCTGACAGATGCAGAAATCACTGTCCCGGGACCTGCAGACCCAGAAACCGTAGCCGACTGGACATAAGTAAGACCAATCGAACTCTGTGTAGGTTCCTGGAAAATCTGGGCCGTTGTGCCGAGCCAAGTGAGTACGACCTGGTACCTGTTCGCTGGTTCACCAAACCAAGTCACCGTATTAGTGTTGACTGTCATGTTCAACGACCCAGATGAAGAGATTTGGACGAGACCAAGCGGATTGGTTGCGCTGTAGCCAGTTCTATGGACCACAGCACCAGGTGCGTTGCCTCCAACAGTGCGCGGCAGGGTGGGCTTGAAAAATTCCACACAATAGCTAACCCATAACTCACCAATGGCCTGGGTGGGGTTACCTTGGGTGCCAACTTGCACCCACCCCAAGTCGTACATCTTCAAATCCAGATTGGAGGTGAGTGTGCCAGATCTAATGAACTTTTCTGGCAAGATAGTCTCGCTGGTTGCGCACTCGACTCCATGGATTAGATTGGTGGTAGGCTTTGTAGCTACGGCGTATTCGGAATTCTCCATCTCCTGCTTCGATACGTACTGAGGGGCATCTGCATTGTAGCTGGTTGCCATGATGATTACCCCGGGACTACCACCGGTCACAAAGTCCGTCAACAAAGAACGGTATTCAAATATCAACCCATGGATCCGGTACTCTTGGTAGTTCTCAGCCACCGTGGAAAGCCACGGGAAGGTCTGAGGGAGTCCGGGGTTGAGTGGGTACCTTGTGACTGAGAACGCGGTGGTGCCCTGAACGTCGCCGAGATATTCGCGATGACAGACGATATTCGTCTGCCTGGTCGTGGAAAATTGGGGAACCTGTACGTCCGAGGTAAGGACGTTGTACTTAGGTCGAGTTCCGGTTGTGGTGTAGTCTCCAGAACCCATGATTCTCCCAATGCCGCTACCAAGCCATCTGCCAAGGCCCTTAAGCATTGGATAGCCGAAGAAAGAGCCGACATTATGGCCGACAATCGCTCCAGCATCCGCAAAAGGAGTGGGCTTTCTCTGGCGCGTTTTAGGTTGAGCATTCCTGATGATTACTCGCTTCTTAGTTTTGTTGGGCATTTTAATTGATCTAAATATGGGATCCCAGTAGATCGACTGGGACTATACATCCATGAGTACCTGATCAAGGCAGGCGCCGTGTAGTCTCTCGGCGTTTTGGTTAGCACGGAAATATTAAGACAAAGTCACCGTTTTGGGCCATTTAAACTCATGAACCCCATGGGGCTTAACGTCTCCCCAAGACAATCAGTAGGCTACGGAGAATCCTTGATGAGGTAGGGGGTGGTATTGGCCGAAGTCTCGGGCAGATGGTGGAGTGATATTGGGTAGGCTGGCATATTGTTTCTCCAATGCCACTTGGTGATCAGGGGTGATTCCGAAAGCAAGCCAGAAAGAATACCTGGCCGCATCCGAGACTTCCCCGTATTTCCTATCCATACCCTTAGCCATCTGGGCCATGCCAGTCTCAAACGCGGATTGGTCAAATATACGTACCGCTCCGCGCCTTCTGCGCTTGGACGAAAGTGCCCCGGCTGAACGTTGGTACCAGGCGTAATACTCCTGCCAGATGGGTATACCACCGGTCAAGGTCATTCCACCGTCCCCAACTGCCCCCAACCAACACTTAAGCGGGTGTTCCTTATCAACTGGGATAAGGGCGACCGAATCTTTTGTGAAGGCCAGGATGTTCCGAACCATAATGTATGAATCCCCATCAAATAAGGGGTGGGCCTGACAAAACTCGATGCGTTCAAAATCGTACACAGGGGGTTCGGCGACCATTGTGAACCCCATCTGTAAGAACCAATGATTCAATGAACCCTGGAACTTGGCCAAATCTCCTCGTTCCATAATGACAACACAATCATCGCCATTATTGACTAGAGATATATCCTTGACCATACCCATATGGTTGGCATAAGCCCAAACCATAGCACACATGAGCACGCAGTTGCCCAAGGCTGTGTTCATATCCCCGGATGCCCGTACCCCAACAGTGGAGTAACGCAACTTGCCATCCGAGCAATACCCAACTCCTCTATTGCGTAGTTGTTGAGATAGCAACCAACGCAATTCGGACCTGTAGTGCTTCTTGAAACAACGCACATAAACACTATGCTCCCAAGCCAATGCATCTCTCGACACATGTTGATCAAACCTGGAGGCATCCAACCCAAGAGCAACGGGGTTGGTAAACCTATTCCATTTCTGGCGCAAAACACGAGCCACTCCCCGCGCATTATACCCCTTCATCACCGTCTCCTCTCCGAAAACCTCTGCAATGGCATCATAGACGCGCTCCTCGATCGGTTTTAGAAACTTACCGATCTCGACATTGCATCGCGGGTGTCTTGGCTGGATCACCCGCGGGGCTGAACCCGGTTTGCCCTTCTCCGCCTTCACAAATGCTTTTATCTTGAAATCCGACGCTGAAATCCCAGTTATCATCAAACTATCAGCAGCCTGTTGGTAAATCACCTGCTTGCGACCCTTGTACATGTCGACAAAATTTTGTCGACTAACCGGGGTGGTCGAGGGCAGATGTTCACCTAACATCCTGGCAAAGAGCGCCAGTCGTCTTCCAAAATTCACACTTGGTCGGGGGGGTGGCGCCCATCCGTGTGGTGTCTTCACGTTTAGGACCCGTTCTTTAATTGCCCTCTCGAGCGTAACAATGTCGGAATTGTACACGCAGCGGTCGTTTACAGGAGCTGCTTTTGGAACGACATAGGCAGTGCGTGCCTTTCGACGACCTCCCACAAATTTCGTCACCACCAGACTCGGGCTGTCAGGGGCCAGGGAAGGTTCACTGAATGTTCCTGGCCAACGCACCACTGACAACCTTGGTGACTCCTTCGGGGGGGCCTATTCGCGGAGTGGAAGTGGGTGGCTGGAATGTCTAAGCCAAGCCACAAAGTCCCAAGATGGCTTGTACTTGTAGGCAGCCCGACGTTCGATGAAAGCCATTGATTGGCGCATACGCCAAACCCGCAGCTCATCCTCGGTCGGGATGAAGACCATTTCCACAGCTATGTCCAAAAATTGTGACACAGCTATAGGTCTCATGCCATGCTCCTTCATAAGGTCAGCTAAGTACTTGCGAACACACATCCTGTTCGCGAGGGTGTCTTCTGGAAGGCCAAATTGTACTTTGGCCGCTCGAGCACATGCAGAAATGAATGGTGCACGCTTCCGGAGTTTCACCTTCTTGATTGGACCCACTTGATTCGGGACAGGGGTCGTGGGTTGGGGCCCCACTCTCACCATATCCTCCACTTCGCCGGCAACGTGTCGATCAAGGCTGTCGAGAGCCTTACGTGCCGCAACCTGCTCACTGTGTTTGAGTCGGAGTCGATCCCAGAGGTACAATTTGGCCCCTGCGTATCCTACCCCAACACTGTGTGCAAGGACGAGACCTGATATGACTATAGATGTAATGATCATTGTGATTTTGCGCAATAACGTTAATCTGTAGTTTGTATCTGGTTCGTGAATGCTCATAACCCCGAAGCCGGGGCCCATACCCAGGGTGGGGGACCTACCGGCCCAAAGGGGCACTATCGCAGCACCCGCGCCCGTTTAAAGGACACTAGGTCCTTTCACGTGGAGGCACGTGTTTGAGGAAAGGAGTCTCACAAGCCGGCTCCACCACGAGCTGACTGTGCACTAGATGTTCGGGTATCTCACGTGTCCCGAAAATCAAGTCCACCCAATACGCAACGGTAAAAGGTGGGACCCCCGACCACCAACCAAAGGTTGGAGCAGTTGAAGGGACTGGGTGTATAATACAATGCTCGTGATGTAGCACATACCAGTTCCCTG